TTCGCTACCAGTAGTGCCGACAGTAACCCAGTTAGTACCGTTCCAATACTTTATCTCATCATCTACGGTATCGTAGTATATCTGACCTTCAACTGGGCTTTCAGGAGCTTCTGCTAAATTCTGTATAGCAGCATTCTGTAGCTCATTTTTTAGAAGGTTTATATCGGTATAGAACTTCTTTGCCATTTGCTTTTTAGTTGAAGTGAGCAGTGCCTGTTATAGCTTCGCTAAATGTTATTATTACTGAGTTATCCGAAATGTGCTGAACATCAGCCTCTATCTCGTAACCCTCATCGTCTAGTAGTATTACAGCTGGTTTTTTAATTAAACTATGAGTTACGCTCCAGGTGCTGGCAGCCGTGGTCTGATTATGAACATAGCTAAGGTCGCCACCTCCCTTAAGACCTGAAATGTCAATGGTATTTTTAACAGGTTGATTGACAACAGTAGATTTGTTGTACCCTGTCTGCTTTACGGAGATGCTAGTGCTAGCACCGCTTTGTATTTGTATACTATTACTCACTTACGTCTTCGTTTACTTTAAACACTCCATACATCCAAGTCACAATAGTTGAACCTTGGACGGACTGTAAATCGTAAACGTAGATTCCGCCATCTATAGTTGCCATAATTGAAGCTGGAGAACTAATAGTCAGAACACCATTTGCATCGCTTACAAAGCCAAAGTCGTTATCATTTTCATCATCCGAGTCACCGCTAAGGGCAAATGTTGTTGAGGTATCAGACTCACGAACCTGCATCACCCAGTCATATCCAGTTGATAGGTCAATAACTTCTCCGTCTTCATTTTTAAAAGTTAACTCTAAGGTAAATGTATCACCCTTTCTACAGGTTATATCTACTCTTGATGCTATGTCTAAGTTTACGCTGGTTGCCATATTGCAAATGTACTAATTTACTGGTTATCAAATATCTACAGAGCCTTTATCACTTGGCAACTCACCGCGCTTACCTTGACGCTGAGACAATAACTTGGACTGTTCTATCGCTTGTTTTTTAACACGCTCATCCTTACGGTCTTCTTTCATTGTCTCTGCTGAGTTTTTTACACGGCTTTCAATTTGTTGCTCTGCAATACCGTATTCTCCTTTGAGCTTCTCCATTTCCATACGCATCTGATGCTCCATCTGAGCTAGCTGCGCCTTCATTTCAAACTCCATTTGTTTTTTCTGCATCTCTAGCTGTGCTAACACTTGTTCTTTCTGAACTTCTGCCTGCATACCCGCTTGAGCAGCTTGAGCATTAGCTTGAGACTGTGCTTGAATATTAGCTTGCTGCATAGCTTGCTGCTGAGCCATACGTTTCTTACGACGAATGATTAGCAGACGCTCTGCTTGATCAATATCCTTGATGTTACGAATCGCAATAGCATCTTCTAAGTCAATCTCTTTTTGAGACAGTGCAATCTGAATGTTTTGCTCTAAATACTGACGATCAACATCGCTGAGGTCACTTAGTACACGAACACCAAAGTTATACATAGGTAGGTCCTTAAAGCTGTTAAGAACACTCATATTGGTTTTACCAATAGCCTTTTCATAAACCTGATACAACACAGATTTATTAGGCAATATCTGTAAGCATTTAACGATGTCCTCACAAACCCTACGGTAGTAGATCATAGCTGAGTTCGTTATGTCATATAAAGCGTTGTTAGAAGCGCTTACAGCCATTTGGTTTACACCGACCAAAGCCTCACCCTTAGGTGTTGTTCCGTCTACAACCTCATTGATACCTGTAGCGTCACGAATCATACGTAAGTAGTGATTGTATAGTGATATAAGCTCGTTAATGTTTCTAATACTGTTGTTGATCTCACGAATAGGAGGGTTTTGGAAACCACCCTCTGGATTCTTACTACGGTAGTACATTACACCAGTCTGCTCATAGATATCCTGTATCTGCAACGGTGTAAGTTCGCCGCCTCTTCCTAGATCAACGTTTTCTAACCCCTCAATGTCAATGATAATACCATCCGGCTTAGCCTTAGCAACAGCTTGTTGTAATTTCAAGTGTGACAGCTGTAGTTGATCCGCAAACCCAATAACACTAGATACTAGCGACTTGGGAATCATATTACGAATGTTGTTTGCTACAACGCTATACGATAATCTTGCACGGGTGAGGTCGTGAATGTTTTTCGGTACGTTACTACACTGCTTATAATTGTACATATAATCAGTGCCTATAATATAGCTACCACCATATACAGTAGCATTGTTCATATTTACAATGTCGCGATCATAAACAGAATTTTTTGGCACTTCCCACTTTTCACCTTTAAAGTAAAAACCTTGATTGCCAAAGCGAGACATCTTTTTCTCGTATATCATAGAGTCTACAGACATAAACTCAAAATCTAGGACTTGAACACTGTATTCATCATACGGCATATCCTGTATATTTACAGTATCCCCTACCTGTCTGCGTGCAAAAGCACTAGGGTCGTTCCCGTATTTATTCATTACACCTTGTGCAATATTTTGATACTCTTTTTCTGTAAATGTAGAACCAGCAAACCTTTTTAGTTCGCTAATAGACATAGTCTTAATATGCCCTGCATACATTAAGTCAGACAATGTAGGGTCCTCTGTAACATTATGAATGAACAGTTTTGGATCTACATATTCTTGACTGATACCGTAATTAGGATCATTAATTCTTTTAGACACACCCATACCACAGCTAACTAGATCTTCAACTACACGTCTATATACACGCTCATCAAAGTTGTTCCAGCTAAGGGTCATTTGAGTACCTAACTGCGCTGCGATCTCAGCGTCTGTTTTAACATTTGTCTCTAAAAATATCTCAGCCTCTTCAGGTGTCTCAGGTAAACGGTCCGGATCAATATCTACCTCTAGACCTGCTGCTTTAGCTTCCTGAAACTTCTCTTTGTTTTCAATGCGAGCTGCAATTTTTCTTTTCTTAACGTCTTTTTCGCTTTGTGATAACGGATCAACAGCTTCTACTTGAGGATAACGATAAGAAGATATGATTTTATTGACGACGATCTTAGCAAACTTAGGAACGATAGGCACTGGAGTCCAGTCTAGAGACATTAAAGTCCCGTCACCATTGTCTGGATCAAGGCTATTTAAAATCTGTTTATAGATAGATGTGTCTTGAGTACCAGCAGCATATGCACGAGCCCTTTCAAACTCTTTATATCTTTTACCGTAAATACTATTTTGATTATCTAGACCACCCCATTGAGCTAGCATAGCCTTTGCATATTGCAATCCATACTTTTCGCTCAATTTTTCTTCTACCTTGGCTAACGGGTTAGGAAAGCCTCCTTTCATACTTTTATTCATCTTTTCGCTGAATCGTTATCAACTGCAAATATAACGAATATTAACGTATGATTGGTTTCAACTTCCTGAAGAACTGTTTATTAGAGAAATCGGACTTTTTCTTTTCCGTTGTTACACGTTGCGCTGCAAGCAATGCCAGCCCTGAAGATATCGTAAGGTCATATTTGGTACGGTTATCTATTTTAAAGTTTATCCAGTCTTCCAATGTCCTTTCAAAATACATACGCCCATAGTCACCCGCCTCGTTGAGACCTATGTGCTCGTGTATATATGCCTCAATAGACTGTGCGTGAGCCTGTATTACATCTTGAGAGTTAGAGGGTATACCTTTAGTCTTTACAGCTACCCTAGCTGTAGACTTTAAGTGTTCCGGTCTGTCCATTAGGTAACCATCATAACCTCTGTTTTCAAAGTATCTAGCAATACCATATTTGTTATTCTCTATAAGAATCTCGTATCCATAGTATACAGCAGCCATAAGCACATCTTCATAGAAAATTCTAGCCAGTGGCGGACGTGAAGCATATTCTAATACAAACATATTAGAAGGGTGATCTATATTGAATTTATTATACAGGTGATATGCACCCTTAGATCCTCTGCCGTCAACTGTAGCATCTAGATCATAGCTATCCACACCACCACAACCTAAGTGTTTATTTCCAGGTATTTTTTTTCCATTCTCGGATAACACTTTGTTTCTAAGCTCTACAGGCGGTAACCAGGCTACCCTGAACCTTCCGTTTGGATCTGGTCTAAATAAGACCTCTGTGTCTTGAGCTCCATTGTTCCAGACAAAATTCCCTCTAACTACAGGGTTGGGATACAGCTCTTGATTATGTTCTACCTGCTCATAAATCTTACCTATATTAAACAAGCTGGCTTTAGTAGAATCTCTAAATGCTTCCTCAGAGGTAAATGGGAACTGACGTATAACTTCGTTAAGCTCATTACTATTGTTGGACAATGCTTTGCGCTCATTCTTTAAATATGTTTTAGCACCGATATCAATAACCTCATCGTCTATACCTTCTACAGGTTCTTCAGGATCGTCTATCACGGGGTTACCATAAAGATCAAAGAACCCCTCTAGCGCCTCATATGCTGGTACAAATATCCTGTACAACATACTTTTTGTGCGTCCGTTAGCATTACGCTCAGTAGGATCTGACATATCCCAAAGGTCACGATAGTTTCTACCGCCTTTATCTAGCGGGTTAACCGTAGAGCCTACAATTGCCTTACCTACAAACTTACGACCAACCATTAAACAGGTACGCTGTATACGCCATACCTCTAGAATATCTTCAGGACGTTCAAACTTACCAGCCTCGTCGATGAATATTACCTTAAGCTTCTCACCGTCATATGCGTTGGACGTAGTGTTACGCCAATTAATAATTGTATTAAGTGCTTCACCGCCTCCGGCAGTTTTATTCTTTTTAGTAATACGCTTTGACGGCTCACGAAATGCTAGCTCTGTACGTGGGTTGGTAGTACCATCCTGTATAGGCTTAAAGAAAAACGGGTAATGTCTATACATACCTACAACCTTTTTCATAAAGATGTTTTCTTGAGCATCCTTACCCGTCTTAGACATAATACCTACAGTAACATCATATGTTGAGGTGCCTACGTCATCTAGCACTGAGGATGCTACATTAGTATATCCTGAACGGCGACACTTAGTATATATCTGTCCAGCACATCTAGGATCAACAAAACAAGCTTCAAGGTGAATCATAATATCCCTTTGAAAGCTTAGATAATATCCGTAGAAGCTAGCATCTATTTTACTCCACTGAAGCATCATATAATGTTTACCAGTAATATATGTAGGTATACCATTATTGTAAAACCACAATCCATTATTTCGCCTGTCAAATTCTCTACGTATGTACGGCTCGTGTTTTTTCTTAAACTCTTTAGGCATATCATACCACTCATCCATAGACCTTATACGTGCGAGCTCTACTGGCATATCCTGTCGCTTCCAGCGCTGCTCTTCTTTAGGTAGGTCGTGATAGAGTATACGTGTAGAATCGGGCTGTTGAGGTAGCTGTATAGCTAGGTTACCTATTTCTATAACTTCACCCTCACTATCTTTAGGGCATATGTTAACAACCTTGTCCTCGTATCCTTTTATGTCTTTAAGTACACCCATCAACGCTTGGCAAATCTCTCACTAAAGCCACCACCAAAGTCTTGATCGCCTTCAATATTACCAGTTTCTTTAAGCTCTTTTATCATTGTCTCTAATTTCTGATACTCAGTTATTAGCTCCTTTGCGTCAAGCGCAGATTCCTTAATGCTTTTGAGTTCAGCACGCCTTCCTGATCCGCTTTGTTCAGTGTCAATAGGTCTCTTAATTTCTTCGGTAATATTTCTTATAGCCTCAGCCATAGCTTCCAACAGCTCTTCACCGGCTTTAACGCTGCTGAATACTCTTTTACGACCCATTAAAATCCGGTTGCGTAGATATGATCAATATGCGTGCGATAAACTTCCTTTCCGTCAACCTTCATACGGTAGTCCGCGTGCTTCATAATCATCACCTTATCACCAGCTTTTAGACCTAGGTCTCTAACTACAGGTGAGTCATACACTACATATCCGAATTGATTATATTCGGGTTTCTTTAGCTCAGTAATGATTCCGCTCTCTGTAACCGCTTCATCAGGCTGGTCCTCTGGATCGAGGAATATCCACTCTGACAGCAGCTGTACATCGCCATCTTTGTTCTTGTAGGCGTAGGCTTGTGTAGACTGACTATTGTTGGGATTGTACTTGACATAGTAGATGTCATCTTGTACACGCTGTCTTTTGCCGTTTCCAGCAATAAGGACGTGATGATGAAAGTATAGTGTATCGCCAACCTTAGCTCCTGTATCGTATTTCTCAGGTACAGCTACAATCTCGGCTTCCATTTTTCGGTTTTCAAATTCGTTCCATTTAGGATCGATGTAAAGGGTTGTGTCTCCTACCTTAACTTCGTCGTTAAAAGCCTCAGGTAATCGCACTAAGAAATCGTAAATTGCTTTCATATTAAATTGAATTATGCTTAATTAAGAAAAGTCGCAGTCGTA